CAACCCGGATTACATTTTCCCGACCAGTTACACCGGATTTGCCGGCAATGCCCTGTCGGCTCCGGATTCCGCTCACATCCTCTATGCCGGATCTGCCGGAACCAAGATCGGCATGGCAAATACCGACAAGATGGAGCTGTCCTACATCGATCAGGCCGTCGCGCTGGCGTCGATGATGGGTGGCGGGACCCAGGGCGTGCCCAAGATTCAGCCGATCCTCATCAATGGCGAAAAGCATTTCGTCTGCCTGATCAATCCCTGGCAGGTTTACGACCTCAGAACCGCGTCCGGTTCCGAATGGTTGGATATCCAGAAGGCCGCGGCAACAGCTGAAGGGCGCAAAAATCCGATCTTTCAGGGCGGTCTCGGGATGTACAACAACGTCGTCCTCCATGAGCACCAGGCCGTGATCCGGTTCAGCGATTACGGCAGTGGGCAGAACGTCGAGGCAGCCCGGGCCATTTTCATGGGTGTACAGGCTGCGGTTCTCGCGTTCGGCACCTCCGGCACCGGTCTCAGGTTCGGTTGGCACGAAGAGGAGCGAGATAACGGCAACCAGGTCGTGATCAGTACCCATTCCATTCTAGGGGTAAGCAAGGTCACCTTTAACTCCCTGGATTTCGGCGTCATGGCAATCGACACGGCGGCGGCTCAGCCCTAACCAATAGCGCTTCAGGAAACGCGGGGTTCGGGAAATGAACCCCGTCACCCCCTTAACCTCTTCCCTATAAGGAGAAAAGATCATGGCTATGCTTGAATCTGAAAATATCGTGGGAAAACGTCCTGCGGTTTATCCCGCTGAGGCAGGTAAAGTTTTTGTGAGCGATGGCACTTATGAGATCGCTGCTGTGGATAATGTTGATGAGGCGGTTGTCGCCCTTTGCATCCTGCCTCCTGGGTGCATCCCTTTGGATTTCACGGTGATCGTGGATGACCTGGACAGTGGCGGCTCTCCGGCCATTGTGATTGATGGCGGTGGTATTGCCTCCACGGAGGACTCGGTCGATCAGGTCATGATCTCCGGGTCTACCATCGGCCAGGGCGGGGGGTCGGCCAGGGCGACGCTGTTCCCGATTGTGGCCCCGCTTACGGCTGAGAAGCTCTTCGGCATCCACATCACCACGGGCGCCGCGACGGCGGCAGCGGGAACGATCCGGGGCATCCTGAGCTATCGGGCTGAGGAATACGGCGGCTAACTTTAAAGGCCGGGCGGGAGCGTGCTTCCTCCTGAAGTCGTTCCCGCTTTGGCCGCAATCCATGAGGAAGGAACCAAAATGCTGATTCAGCTTTTGATCGAACGGGAAGGCTGCACGCACATCACCCGGCTGGAGAACATCCGGTACAAATTCCAGCGCAACGAACAGGGAGACATGGTCTGCGAGGTCACCAACCGGGAGCATATCCGCTGGATGCTGATGAGTTCGAGCTATCAGGAATATGTTCCCCCTGAAGCGGTCAAGGAAGGCCACGATCAGGATGGCGCCACAGATTTGTCTGCGGCTGAATCGCCGGAACTGCGTACCCCCATGATGGAGTTGGTCGGCCAAGACGCTTATGCGCCTCATAACGGTCAATCCGATGAGGCGGACATGAATAAAAAAGCAGCCAGGAACAGCAGAAGAAAAGCCGCGTAACGTAGCGCACTGATCCGGAGGGCCAAGATATGAATCTCAAGGAGCAGTTGAAACTTCACGAAGGCTATAAGCTGAAACCCTACACGTGTCCAGCGGGCTTCCGGACGATCGGCGTTGGCCACAATTACGACGCCAACCCATTGCCGGAGGCGATTGCTCAACACCTCGATGCCTGCGGCAGCATCACCGGCGAGATGGCCGACCAGCTTCTTGAGCAGGACATTGCCGCAGCCAGGCGCAATTGCGAAAAGCTTTACCCGAGGTTCAAGGAATTCTCGGAAGTGCGGCAGAGTGCCCTCATCGATATGATGTTCAACATGGGATACCGAACGATGCGGTCCTTCAAGACCACAAACCTCTTGATCAATTCGAATAATTGGAGGGGGGCCGCCGACAACCTCGTTAAAACCAAGTGGTACAGACAGGTCAAGGGCCGGGCAAAGACTGTCTGCGCGATGCTGAGGGAGGGATAGGGAATGGGCATGGACATTACGGGACTTGGAAGTTTGTTCGATCTGACCGGAAAGGTCTTGGACAAAATCTTCCCTGATAAGGATGCAGCGGATAAGGCCAGGCTGGAAATGCTCAAGCTCCAACAGCAGGGGGAATTCAAGCAGCTGGACCAGGACTTCCAGCTTGCCCTGGAGCAGGTCAAGACGAATGCGATCGAAGCATCAAGCGGTTCCGTGTTTGTCAGCGGCGGACGCCCCGCCGCCATGTGGGTCTGTGTCGCGGGGATGACGTATTCATTTATCCTGCAGCCGATATTCGGGTGGATTTCCGGTTTGTGCCATGCGCCCGCCCCTCCGCCGATTGATTCAAGCCTGCTTATCCAGCTTCTTATTGGGATGCTTGGAATGGCGGGTTGGCGGTCGCTGGATAAATCAAAGGGAGTGGCGAGCAAATAGGCTGATCGCTGGTCAGAGATAGAAAAAATCCGCTCAAGAGGAAAACGGCATGAATGTCGAGGAAGTAATCACCGAAGCCAGAAACATCACCCGGGATGAATCCTTCGACGATCTCTGGATGGTGGAAAGAATCAACATGGGCCTCCAGGAGATTGCAGCGGTCATGATGATCCCCGGACTGTCGGCCAGCGGCACGGTGACGGCGCTCACGACCGGGAACAGCGTATCCATGCCGGTTGATTTCCTCCACGGCCTCTATCTCGCCACGACGGAGACCTATCCTGAAGGCCTGAAGCTGAGCCCGAACCGCAAGGACCTGATCACCAGGACCAACCAGGAAGAAACAGGCAATGTCCGCCAGGTGGCCGAGGAGGCAAAAACCCTTTATTACAACCCGATCCCTTCAGAGGCGGATGAGGCGATCACCCTCTACTACTACACGAATCCGGATGAAGTCACCCTGGGCGGCGACCTGCCTTCCTGGATTCCTGCGCACCTCCAGAAATCTCTCGCCCTCAATTATCTGGCCAAGGAAATCTTCAACCTGATCGAAGAGGGGATCGACGGGCAGCTGCCGAATGCGGCCAAGTATTTTCAGCTTTACGGACAGGCATTGATGCTTCTCGGGGCCTTCTATCCCCGGGCAGCGAAACCCTATTATCCGGTAACAAGCAAGCCGGTTTGGTACTAAGCCCATGGCGAAACCGCTGAAGCCGATCACCGCCGCCCGGTTCGCCGGGATGAACAACGTCAAGGCCTCGGAGGGGTTCTTCCTCGATGCCGAGAGCGGCCTTGTCGAGCCCCGGATCATCCTGAATGCGGATGTCGATCTGGAAGGTCGGCTGATCAAAAGGGCAGGGCGGGAGCTTCGGATCAACCTCCCGGGCGCTCATAGCCTCTGGGCCTGTGCGTCCTCGATGATGTGCGTCGCCCAGGGGCGTCTGTACCGGATTCATCAAGGTATGGCCGTGGATGTCGGCGGTGTGGATGGACCGGTTGCCCCGGTGAGCTACCTCGAAGTGGAAGGGAAGATTTACGCCTCGAATCCCTACTGGAAGGGGATTTTCAATCTCGCGGATAATACCCTGTCCACCTGGGGCGTGACGCCTCCCCCTGGGCCGATGATGCTGTCGACGGCTGGCGGGCTCCCTGTCGGGACATACGCGGTCTGTTACACGAACCACGAAGGCGGGGAGATGTCCGGCAATGGCCCGATCTCCATGATCACCTTGGCAGATATCGGCGGAATTCAGCTCCTGAATCATCCGGCCGGTGCGGTGGTCTGGATGACGGATGCAAACGAGAGCGTGTTCTTTCGAGCCGGGGCCGTCGATATCATCACCGATCTGCCCACCGTTGAACCCTTGCCCTCGTTCCTCTGCTGCCCTCCACCTTTCCTGGAAAACCTCACCTATGCCTATGGCCGGATATGGGGATCGAGCGGATCGACGGTCTATTACAGCGAGCCTTTCCGCTTCGGCTGGTTCAAACTCACCTCGAACCGGTTCGACTTCGAGGATGACGTCATCCTGATCGCCCAGGTCTCCACGGGGATGTTCATCGGCCTCAAGCGCAACACCTTCTTCCTGGCCGGAACGGAGCCTTCCAAGATGGCGCAGATGGAGATCGGCGCCGGAGCGGTCAAGGGATCGTTGGCCTACTGCAACAACATGCCGTACCTGGCCGACATCATGGGCACGGACCAGAAGGTCATCAGCAATGTTCCCGTTTGGCTTTCGGAAGATGGGTTTGTCGCCGGCAACACGGCGGGGCGTCTTTTCAATCTCACCAAGAACAAACTGAGGATGGGCACGCCGGACCAGGGGGCGTCCCTCTATCGGGATCTCAATGGAGTGATTCAGATCCTGACGAGTTTCAAACAGAGCGGAGTCGGGCCTTCGGACGCCGAGACGGTGGCGTCGCTGCAGGCGGGAAAGGTGGTCCAATCGGAATCGACATTGAGAACCCAGGGCAGCCATGCCGGGTTTTCCGATTCCGTGATGGTCTGCTGGAACAAGGGCGTGGAGAGCGACGGGGCATTTGCCGACAGCGTGGCGGTGGTTCAGACACGCGGCGGAACGGAGATTTAAGAATTACTGACAATCAGGGTTCATCCAAGGTCTGATCAACCGAGGATGACGCAAGAGTAATCAAGGCGGTCAGTGTGGGACCACACCCTACACGACCGCCTTTTTTATTGCCCTGAATCCAAGAAGAAAAGGAGAGGGAAAATGAATCAGATACCTATGGATTTAAGCAATTTTCGAGACGACGCGGAGCTGAAGTACAGGGCCAGACACAAACAAGAATCAGGCCTGCGCTTCATCGGAAATGTCCATGTCAAGCACACCAGGCAGGATAAGGTCCTCCATGACGCCTGGGAGCCGATTCACAACACATTCACCACGGAAGGCATGGCCTACCTGCTGAACATCATCTTCGGCACGACCTCCAAGGCGGCGGCTGCCATCTGGTATGTCGGGATCTTCAAGGCCGACGTCACCCCGGCTGTGGGCGATACCGCGGCGGCGAAACTGGGGGCGGCCGGGACGTACTCGGAATGCCAGGATGCGGATTATGACAGCCCGCTGACCAACAAGCCGTCCTACACCATCGCGGCCACTTCGAGCGCTGTCTGCACGAATGCAGCGGCCAAGGCGACCTTTGTCATGGCCGCCGCGATCACCGTCTATGGAGCCTTCCTGTCCGATGCGGCAGCCAAGACGGCCACTTCCGGGAAACTCATGTGCGCCAAGCGGTTCGCGGCCTCCCGGGCGGTCATTGCGGATGACGAACTGGCCGTAACCTATCAGATCACCTGCACCACGAGCTAAGGGGAGCCTGATGCCCAGGATCAATTTCCCCACCATCGGGGATATCGAGGATTACGAGTTCCTCCAGGGAACCATCAGGACGATCGACTCGTCCACCGATACGTGCACGGTGGAGGTGGACGGGTCCATCATCCCGGCCCTGCTGTTCTATCACTGTTTACCTGATTCGCAGCTGCGGGAGAACGGGGCGATCGAGGGATCGGCGGCGGGCTTTTCCGAAGGCGACTCGGTGATCGTTCAGCTCAAGTACGATAGGAGTTTGGCGCGGGTAGTGGCTCATGTGGACGGCGTCCGATCATGTGGCAGCTTCTCACTCAAGCTCTACCGAGACGATGACATCGTTCATCCGTTAGGAGAGTTACGCAATGACTTCTCTCTCTATATCAACGATGAGGAATGGAATCAGATAGTTTGCATCGGTGATTGGGACGAAGAGTCTTATTACAAGCGCAATGCCGACGGTTCGCGGCTCAAAGATGCAGAAGGAAACGATGTTCCAGTTTATAACTCTGCAACAAAACGGTGGGAATTCGATTCATACATCTGGGATGAAAGTAATCCAACGCATCCCGTGATCCCACCGAAAGGAGAGACTCCGGCGCAGTATTGGTATCGCGGGCAGTATAACGAAGCCTCTACCAATTTAATGATTTACTGCTCCTGCGAGGATAGTCCGGGAGCTTACTATCGCAACCTTTCGGCCGCAGATAAAGCTCTAGGAAAATGGCCGAGGATGATCGATTGGTCAACATATTGGGCCTATCCGGCCAGTGAGAAGTTCGTCAAGGCCACCGATATCGTGTTTCCCTTGCCCTACTTCAAGGCAACTATCGGCTCATACGTGGGGGTATCATGGGATGCAGTGTGGAGTGGGTATCCAATGGTACAAGGAAGCTCGCTCAGTGTCACGAGTTCTGTGGAGTCATCGCTGCCATGGAAAGCGAGCTACGGCGTTTCCGGCAGAGGGACAGTGTTCTGGTATCTCAACCCGGAATCTCCGAATGGATGGCCGGACGGCAGAGGATCTCTTCATGCGCAGAGCAGCGACGGCGTAATAGGCCAGACATTGGGCGTGTATGACACTGGGTACGATACGGTCAATGTCGCAAGTGCCTGGCAGAACAGCAAGGAAAGTGGAGACATCACTTTGTCTATCGGCAGTCCCGGTCCCGCGGTCAATGATTGGCAGACTTACTACCATGAGCCTGATGGAGTGACACATACGATAATGCCGTTTCTCAGATTGATCTTCCGTGGGTATCTAGGGGTCAGCTTCTCATACGATGACACTTACGAGTATTGCATCTGGAATCCGGGGCAAGCCCCTCCAAAATAAGGAATAAGTCATGGCTACATATTCCCATAATGCAAACGACTTCACCCCCCTGATGACGGCAAACAATGCCCCGTCTCCGTGTGTAGCCAGCGCCAGTGCGGAAGAGTCCAGCAGCCAGATATTCCGGAATTTATCGAGGCACTAAATGGCGGTTGACGACAGCTACACCAAATTGCTGCTTCACATGGACGGAACCGACGGGTCCACGACCTTCACGGATGAGGCGGGGAAGACCGTCACGGCCTACGGAGACGCTCAGATTGATACGGCGCAGAGTAAATTCGGTGGGGCGTCTGCTCTTTTTGATCAGGCTGGTGATTATCTCTCAATCCCGACATCCTCAGACTTCGATTTTGGAACGGGCGATTACACCATAGATTTCTGGATCAGATTGGCCAGTGGCGCCGGTACATATCGGGGGGTATTTTATAACGGCTGTGCTTCCACCGGCAAACTCAGCTTATATTTTGACATTTCCACCCTTAAATTTTACCGCAATAACATCAACAGGATTGATATCAGCACCACTTTAAATGCCGACACCTGGTACCATATTGCAATCACCCGATCTGGAACTGATCTGCGAATCTTTAAAGATGGGACGCAAATCGGCAGTACCGTAACAGACAGTTCCAACATAACGGGCACCGGCGCCTTTTTTGTTGGCAGGGACGGAGACAACGATTATTGGGCCGGACATATCGAGGAGTTCCGTGTCTCAAAAGGCATTGCCCGCTGGACGGCTAATTTTACTCCGTCGGCCTCAGCGTACTCCCCATATGTCGGTTCGGTTGATGATAGCTACTCCAAATTACTGCTCCACATGGACGGGACCGACGGCTCCACGACCTTCTTAGATGAAGCCGGGCATGCCATAGCAGCCTACGGCAACGCCCAGATCGATACCGCGCAATCGAAGTTTGGTGGGGCATCGGCTTTGTTCGATAACAATGTCAATTCCTATCTTTCAATCCCTTACAGCAGTGATTTCGACCTTGGCAACTCAGACTGGACAATCGATTTCTGGGTAAGACTCGGCGCCCTTCAATATGAAGATATTTGCCAAATAGGCAGCGGGTCCAATTCAATCGCCGTCTGTATGAACAATTCTTCGTTGCTTTGCAGGATAGGCACTGACGCGCTTTCACAAAGTAGCCCAGGGATTTCCGTAAATACTTGGACACATTTGGCTTTCGTAAAAACCAACGCCACGAATAATTTTAAAATGTTCGTAGCCGGGACCAAGGTATTAGACACAACAAGTTCCGCTCACCCAAGCATATCTGCGGCAGTGCGTATTGGTTACTACGATTCCATGGGCTTCGGGTTGCAGGGTCACATAGATGAGTTCCGTATTTCCAATGTCGCTCGCTGGGATGCGAATTTCACCCCGCCCACGAGTGAATATGCCCAGGGAGTCACCCAATACTCCGAAAGCATAGAAGAATCCCTTACGCTTATAGATGAACTTCGCTACTTCACCGAGGCGATCGACGAATCCCTTGTCCTGATGGATCGCTTCTCCCATGAATGGGCGGATATCGCGGAGTCTATTAATTTAGCGGAGGGCTTCGCTTCTCAGTATGATCATACAATCGCCGAAAGCGTTGATTTCGTCGATGCTGCTGAATATATATTCCGCTGGCTCCCCGTGATTGGCGAGAGCATCAATCTCGCTGACCTTGGAACCGCCGATCTTCGCAAAATCAATACGGTCATTGACATCCTCTTTTCCTTTGATGCGCCGCTGCCCTCCTGGGCAAAGACCATAGCCGAATCCCTGGACCTGTCCGATCTCGGGAAACCCCTCCTCGGAGTTCCCGTTTCGGATTGGCTCTGGCTGATCGACAGCCAAATCAACAACTGGGACGGTGTTGAGCAGATCAACCAGCCGCTGAACCTCTACGATCTTCCCAGCGGGACAAAGATCATCAATCGCTCCATTGCCGAGACTATCGGCCTGGGCGATACGGTCACGCTGCAGTTTGTTGTGGGCGTCCTGGAATCCTTGCGGTTCAATGATCTAGCGTCAGCCATCGGGACCTTCAACCACGACGCCTCGGATTCCCTCACCCTGACGGATGAGGCATCCAGGGCCTTCGACAAACTGATTGAGGAAACGCTGGCGGCCATCGATACCAGCGCAATCCTGACGATCTTCCTGCCATCCCTCGCCGAATCTATCGTTCTCTCTGACGCCACAGCTCATGGGCTCTTTGCAAGCAAGACCGTCTCTGACTCCCTGAATATCAGCGATTCGGCGGGTAGTGGGCTCCATGCTTTCACCGTCGTCCAGGATGCCATTGCCCTGAACGTCCTCTTGGAAATGGAAGGGGAAATCTACGAGTGCTACGTCCTCAATACCCCGAAGTTCCTACCTTCCGTCTATTCCGGATTTGACTTCAACTCCTATTGCACCTTCGAGGGGAAGGCCTATGGGGCCAATGCAACTGGGATTTATGAACTGACCGGCGACACGGACGCGGGGGAGGATATCCAGACCGGTCTCGTCATGCCCCAGACGACCTTTGGGATACCGGACAGCAAAAAGCTCCGCAGGGCTTGGCTGGGAATTTCCGGAACCTCGCCAACGCTGGTCCTGGAAGTGGAGGACGGGACGCGGCGGGCCTACGCCATCGACGATTACGGCGAGGTGGGCTCCGACCGGGGAATCTCCGGGAAGAAGTGGAAGCTCTCCGTTGCCAATTTTGACGAGTTGGATTTCATCAAACTGCTGCCGGTGGCCCTGGCAAGGTAAGGACGGAATGACATGATCGATCAGATACGGGAAAATTCGAAGTGGTTTCATGAGAAGGGCACCGTCATCAGGGAGTACCTCCGGGGGCGCATGGCGGCCCTGTCCGCCGTGGCCGGGAGAGGGTTCCTACAGATGCCGGGGTTCCTCTATGACATCGAGAACGACCTGGAGACGGACGCAAAGCGGCAGCTCTCGGATATTAACTTCGCCATCCTGCAGGACACCATCGAGCGAGAACTGAAGCAGGCGGGGATCGATTACGACCTCAGTTACAGGAATCTCCTCATGGCCTGGGAACTCGGCAAGCAGGACCTCATGGATGCCTGGGAGGCGGAACTGGCCGGGATCAAGATGGACATGGCCGGGAAGGAAGAAGCACTCGCGCGGCTGGAGATTGAAACGGCAAGCCGGGGCACGGTCCTCTTGCAGGCCAAGACCGAAATCGAACTTGAAGCGGAATCCCTGAGAAATCAGATTGCGGCTCTCGATGACGATACCGCAGATTACGAGGTTTCCCTGGCCAATGCGAAACTACTCACCGCCCAGAAGAAACTGGAAGTCATCCCGATCCTGCAGCAGATCCTCGCCAAGGAAGAGGAACTCCTGGCCAGCGAGCAAGCCAAGATTCCGGCGGAACGGGAACTTCTCGCCGCCCAGCAGGCGACCGTCAGCAAGAAAGCGGAGCTGATCCCGGAGATCGCGGAATTGACCACGGTTACAGAGCAGTACACCGGCGAGCTTGAGGAGCAGACCGCCCTGGAACTGCAGATTGCCGAGCAGCGGATCATTGAAGCAGGGATTGATGTCCAGAAAGCGGAAGTCCGGATCGAGGAAGCCGAAGCCCGGACCGCACTTGAGCAGAAAAACCTTGATCTGCTGCGGGCCAAGATCGCCACGGAAACCCTCGGCCATGGCCTGGATGAGAATGTCCTCGGGGCGCAGATCACCGCCCAGACGACGTTGAATACTGAGGAAAAGGAAGCGGCGGGGGCGATCAACGAATCCGACCGGGCGGCGAATCAGGAAATCATCGCCGACAAAGAGGCGGAGATTACCATCGAAGAGGAAACGCACCTGGACGCCATCGGTGACAAGGCGGCCATGGAACGATACCGGATTCAGGCGGAAACGGACTTGAGAGTCCAGGAAACCGAAGAAATCACCGCCCTGGAACAGAACACCCGGGTAACAGCAGCCTTGACCCACTTACTGAGCATGTAGAGGGAGCCCATGTCAACAGAAGCCTTTCAGAGAGCCCGGGCAAGGGAACGGAAAATCTGGCCGGCGTTCATTTGCTCGGCGGCCTTCAATGCCGCCCGGACGGCGGAACGAGTGCAGCTTTATGGGCTCTATTCCGGGGCCTTCCTGAACATGCACAACTATCTGACTGACATCGAGGCTACCAGCTTGGAAAACCTGCTGGATGACTACAACAGCAAGGTGGCCGAACTGGACAACCAGGAAACGCTCCTCCTGAACTCGATCGCGGCCAAGCGGTACCTAGCCGGAATCGATGTCCTTCTGAATGATCAGAAGCTGGCCACCAGGGAGCAGAAACGCCAGGCGGAAGAGGCCGAATGGGACGCCAAAATGGCAGCCCTGGAAGCGGACCGGGCGGCCTTGGCGACCCTGGCGACAAGACTCTCAGCCGAAGAGAAAAAGACACAGGCGAGGATCGCGGAGCTTCAGGCCCGGATCGCCGTTGAGGATTCTCAGCTCAGCATAGCCGAGATCGAGAAAACCGAGAAGGAAATTCAGCTCGCAGAAATGGACCAGAAGATCCTCCGGAGCGCCATCGACCTCGCGAAGATTCAAATGGCAATCGTCCAGGAAGGACTCGACCTCGTGGAGATCGAACTGAAGAAGCAGCAGCTTAGACAGGATATCGCCGAGGTCAAAAACAGGATCGCCCGGACGACCACCATGGGGGCCGAGCTTGACCTCGCCGAGGCCCGCGTCGAAGTGGCGACGGCGGAGCTGGCGGCCATGGAAGCGGAGCTTGCGGCCCTGGAAGAGCGATGGACGAGCATCGATGCGGAGATCGCCAATCAGGCGGCCCTGCAGCAGCACATGACGGCCATGAGTGGAATGAAACAGGACATGATCTCCCTGGAAACGGACGCCCGGATCAGGAGGCTGGAGGACCAGGTGGCGAAGAACGAACTCGCCAACGAGAACAGGCTGGCCCTGTCCGATCTGTCCATTGACCACGCCTTGTCTGATCAGCGGATCAAGGAAGCGGAAACGGACGCTGACCGGTCGCTCATGTACGCACGCCTCGATGCGCTGCGGAGGATCATGGAAGCAAACATTGACGCGGCGACCACGCGGCAGCAGACGAGCATCGTAACCGAACTGACTCACGCGATTTCGACGGGCGGCAATGGATAACCAACAGAGCTTGGAAAACATGATCACGGCCCTGCGCCAGAAGGGGGCCGCCGGCACGGGGAACCTGATCGGGCAGCTCGCGCGGATGGTGAAGCCCGGTGACAAGACAAATATCGTCGTGGAGCCCGGGGATTTCGTCAAGTCCCTCACCGGCGCCGGTAAGCCCCTGGCCGTCAGCGCCCCGCTGGCCTACGACCTCTGGTATCTCCACAACCATGTCAACCTCCTTACCTGGATGGATGAGGGGGCTTCGGTCGAAGAATATGTTTCGGAACGCCTGGCCTTCATCAGGGAGAAACTGGCCAGCGACGGGAATGTCATCTATCCCATGAAGGGCCTGACGAGCACAAATCAGCTTTACCACATGAAGGCATTCCCCGAATGGGTGAATGAAGCGAAGTATTTTGTCCAGCTCCTGGCCTTCGAGATCCGGGTGAAGGGCCGGGCGATCCAGTGGGACACGAACCGGACGCACTTCATCCAGGTCCACAAGGATATCAACGTCAACGGCGTCCCGATGAAGATGAAGGCCACCGTGACGGAACAGCTCCCCCTCGAAGACTTTGTCGGCTACCTGACCTTCCCGATCGGGCAGATCGGCGTCATGGAGCAGATCGCCTTCTTCCAGGAGAATTGGAGTGACGCAGAAGGACATCCCCAGTATCGACCGGATGCCGAGGAAAAGGTTTTCAACCCCCGGCCCACGCAGTTATTCCCGCCGGAGGAGAGTGCAAATACCCACTGCTACGGCGATTACCTCGTGGAGGGCTACAAGAGATCGGAAGACCAGTATTACGGGCAGCAGCTGGAGATCGATTGCGCGGGCATACCGGCACCGTTCTATGGCGGCAAGGATGTGAAGCCCAAGGGCTGGCTGCGGCTGTGGATCATGCGGGATGACGTGTTCCCGGCGCCGGGCGAGTTCATCGGAATCCTCTGCAAGCCTTATCCGGTCCCGGTCCATTGCTGGTGGTTCCAGGAGAGCAATCCCTTCCTCTATGCCGGGAACTGGGTCGAAACAGGGAACCTCAGCTCCGGGATCGTCAAGTCCGTCACCCTGGAAGCGGACCGCACGGATGGCGGGGTTGGCGATGAATACAAGATTCTCTATCGCGGGATCGAGATCACCGTCTATGCCAGCGACTTT